CGCGCGTATGACCCGCCAGACACTTCCGTACCCGCCGCGCTATCGCTTGACGCAGATGTATGCAAGCCAACGTAAAGCGTAGTTGGTGCAGTATACGCATTCCCGCCGAATACATGGTCAAGGATTTTGTCCTCAAGATAATCTGTAAAGCTCATCAGTAACTCCTAATGCTCATGCGCATACCCGAAGTCGTGCTACGCGCTTTGTCCGATGCCATATTAACATTGTCTATGGCAGATTGATAGAGAGATGCCCAAATCTGAGTGCGCTGGTCATCAACAAGGTAGGGCGCGGAATGCACAAGCGCACCATACAGGTACGCATCTGGCGCATACTCAAGCACCCAGTTGCTCGTGTTGCTGTCAGACAGCGCAGGCGTTCTGCCATAGTACAAAAGCTCTGCCGTGTATGCAGTGTCAGGCGTTGGGAAGATTTCAAACGCGCCATCGCTCATTGTGAAATATTGCGGACGGCCTGCTACGTTTGCGGCGTTCATGCGGCGATTAATCATGTCTGCGTGCGAGATTTGGCGCAGTTCGTATGTTTGACCGCCAGATAAATAAAAGCGAATGCTTTCAAGCCAATCAGATGGCACGCGAGAATACTGATCATCTAGCTGCACAGTTGCACGTTTTTCCATACGCCAGTGGCGCACTTTGCGATCCATGTCGGCTTCTGCAAGACTGATAAAATCAGGAATAACTGCCGTAAGATCATCCCGGTTTAGCCAGTTGGCCATTGCTGTTTTTAGCTCTGCGTATGTTGTAATAGCCATTATTCTAGCAATCCTGTTTTAATTTTAGCAACCTGACTAGGATTAATACCTCTGTTTTTTAGTTGTTCGTCTGTGAGGCCAAGTATTCCTGCGCCAGCTTTTCTTGCGCCAGAGGAGAGACGAACTCTGTTATCATCTCGTATTTCCCCAGTATCTGTTCGTCCGATATTGGCTGCCCCTTCTGAAGCAGTTTGCCCAGTGAGTTGTCCAGAAGATCCTTCTGCCTCGCTGACAAGTCCGAAAGTTTGTCCCCCAGAACTCGACGTATCTGTTCCACGAATTTTTGCCGCTGCTGCTGTTCTTTCTGCATCTTTCCCATTCCATCTCATTACTACAACTGGGGGCATCCCCATACTTTCATCCCAACCGTCAGACTTCCATGCGTCTAACAGATCGTCGTATGCCTGCTCACCATGTTCATCAATATACATCTTTTTGTCAAAAGGAACACGCCCTACTTCTTCAAACCCAAATTCTGAATAATATTCAGGCAAGAAGCCATCTTTAAATCGCTTAGATGGGACGGCAAATGCATCAAGAACTGTTACGCCTTCCTCTAAAGCCTTAGCTAAAACGCTTGGCGCTGCTGTACCCTTAGATCCCGGCGCATTACTTACAACGCCAACAAGAGCTTTGTCGCCATCTAGCATGTCAACGCCAGCCCAAGAATAATCTGGGACTTTATCTATCGCAAAATAAACGTCATCGTCACCCAATTGGAATGCTTCGAGCGTTCCGTTTTTGCGCCCAAGATCAATGTCTTTCTTAGTATAGTTCGTCAGCGCGGGGCTGTACTTATTATTGCTGATCGCATCAGCAAAGCCTTGCGGAGACAATCCCCCCTGCTTCACAGAATTTAACGACGTCTTCCAGTTCCCTGCAAGTGAGTTAGTGATAATACGAGTGTCGATTGGAGACAGCCGGGACATCGCGGCATCCATAGTCATTAGACCTTCCATGCGACGAACTTGATCGCCTGTTACCTCCTCAACAGGAAGCTCCATGTCAAACTTTCTGCGGCCACCTTTGTTAAACGCCGTGCCAAATTCATTAATTCCCAACTCATTCCAGAATGTTGGGAATGTCTCAAAAGTAGAAATTGGCTGATCAAGAACGCCATACACTTTGCCGGGAATGCCATATTTATAGCTCGGATGAGGCGTTAAGCCTTCGGCAACTAAGTCAACAGGTGCCATATTTGCATCTGGCTGAATAAATAACAAAGTATCTCTAGGGTTTGCGCCTGCGTACTCAGGAGCGACAGTTTCTTGCAAAACTCTGTTTACGTTTGGAGCGCCAGCTTCCTGAATTCTTTTTGTCGCAATAATGTCTGATATTCTTTTGCGCTGCTCAAATGATGCGTTTTCAATAAACTCATTTACATTTGGGCTCTTAAAACCCGGAAACTTTGACAAATTTTGTAGCGCAGGATCTCCACCATCAGCCGAACCACGAATTGCATCGTCCATCATTTTGATCGTGTCGTCAGAAATTCTGCCGTCCCGAACATATGCCGCTGTCGTTTTATTCAAAGAGTTAATAAACGAAATGTTCGATTTGTGGCTGTCTGGGTTCATAGCACTAACAGCAATAAGATCGGCTCCCTTGCCAGCCTTTTTAGTGCCGATGCCCTTTGCATTAACCGCCCAAGCCATATTCTCGTCAATACTGCTTTGCAGTAATGGGAAGCCCGGGCCACCAAGCATAGGCTCAGGAACGTCAATTTTCGACGCATCAATGCCTGTGTAATAATCACCTGCCCTTGTTAAGTCAGCGACAGTTGGAATAATTCTTGCACCTTCTAAATCAGACGGCGTAATTCTAGGCGCTTCAGTTATTTTCAAATCAGGCAAATCATCTACAGCAGCCGCGCCAACAGACTGCGCCTCACCGCCCGGTAAAAACGCATCTAGGAACCCACGCAAATCACCTTCGGCAATAGACCTGCCAGCGTATTTAACGTCAGACGGCACAGCTTCGCCAATCCGCTCTGCCGCGCCAACAATGCCCCGCTGCACAACATCACCAGCCCCCGGCACCAAACCGACAAGGCTGCCCACGCCCAATGCGGCAGCAAGAGGATAGTTTGGATTTTCCTTTGACAGCTCAGTTGCCAAATCCATAACGCCGACAACGTCGCCATACCCGGGAACAAAGTCGCCAAAATCTTCCATCGCCTGAATACTTGCCGCAGGCTCAGCTCGATCACCAAAAACATTGCGAAACTGTGGCGGGATTTCCTCCTCAGTCAACGCGCGACGATAAGAGCCATCCGAAATAAGATTGTCAAAAAATCCCATTACGCCCTCACAGATTTCTTCCCTTGGCAGCCCCAAGCCTTGCGACGCACTTTAACCTTCGCAGTCTTTTTCTGGCCGCTAGAACGCGCACAATACGCATCGCCACGCTTTGTACCCGGCTTAGAAATACGCTTGTGCGTGCGGCCTTCGCTGTCCTTGTAGGTGGTGCCATCCGCGTATTTTTTACTCGCAGGGACTTTTTTACGCTTAACCGCCATTCGGCATCATCCCCAAACCTTGCAAATAGCTGTTATACGAATTCTGCCAGAAATTAGGATCTTTCGCCATTTGATCTTTAATCCGACCCTCTGCCTCAGCGCCATACGCCTTGACCATCAACTCAGCAATATATTCCTCATACTGCGGCATTGACATCGCAACGCCGCCTGTCTGACCTGTTATAGCTGGGGCTTCACGAGACGGTGCAACCATCGCAGGGCCGCCAGCAGGCGTCACAGGGGACATCCCAATTCGACTAGACTGAGGAGCGTTAGAAGCCATACTAGACGGCGCAGGCATCAGCTCAGGGCCGCTTGGCCCCATCCCGGGATGATTGCCCATTGTCATAGGCGCAGAAGGCGGCGTAGGCGCATTTGCAGCCTGACGCTGACGTATAATTTCCTGTACGCGCGGGTTAGAACCACCTAGCGGCGCACTATCCATAACGCCAGAAACATTCGGGACTGTGGCAGGCAAATCACCACCAACAGTACCCGCCGGGCCATTAACACCGCCACCAACGCCACCAGACGTACCAATAGGCGCAGATCCAACAGTAGGCTCGTCGTCAAGCAAACCGCGCATCTGCATCAATGCACGACGACGCTCTTCATCAACAGAGGCATAAGGCTTGGCAATTTGGTTCGCAATCACAGACAGCAAACCGCCACCCTCAAACTGACTGCCCATCTGACCAGCGCCACCGCCGTCAATTAAATCCATAATGTCTCGAAAACGATTAGCCATTACTTCTTACCCTTCTTAGGCTTCTTCGCAGTTTTCGCAGCCGCCTTAAATGCCTTAGCCGTCGGCGCACCCTTGCTGCCCGGCTTGCGCATCTTCTCGCCAGATCCCGCCTTAATACGCCTACGCTTAGCGTGGATGTTGGCATATAACCCCTTACCCGGCATTACTTGCTATGCTTCTTACCAAGGCACTGACCCGCACGCTTGCACGCAGCTTTTATCGGGCAGCCACTAGGGGGCGAAAAACTCTTTTTCTTACCGTAAGCCATAACTATCTCCTATGTTATTCAACTCATACCACATTACGCAATTCCGCGCAAATTTCTTCTTATATCGCCCTTCCACGACGACAAAGGCCCAGACAACGCCATCGCCGCGTCAGACGCCATCGTCAAACAAACCGCATCTGCCAAGTCAGGCGACCTCAACCCGCGCTTCCGCATCTGATCCTTACCCTCGGCTGCCATCTTGCCAGACGACGTAAACGAATACCGAATACCCGTCAAATCTGCCAAAAGCTCATCATCCTTCGGCAACTTGCAAGACCGATCCTCCAACCAAGCCTTCGTCTTAAACCACAATTCAGTCCGCAAATTATTATACGTCGCGCCCATACTCGGGCTCTCAGCAACATTAACACCACGAACAGGCGCTCCAAGCTCACGCATCCGATCAACAACGCCAGACCCAATGCCAATACTATCAACCAAAATCTCCCCCGGCCTCTGGCTCGGCGGCAAAGCCTCATACTCCGCCATCACACGACCAACTGTTTGCATCAAATCCAAACCGCGCCAGCTCTTAATCTCAGTCACAACATTCCCAACACGCTTGCAAAACGCAGTCCTGTCTGTCCCAAATCGCGCCGGGTCTAACGACCAAACAGGCGCTCTCTCAACATCAACCTCAATATCCCGGTTCATCGCCGCATCAACCAAATGAAACGGCACAATCGTGTCATCGTCCGCTAATGGAAACTCACCCAGAACACGAATGCGAAACGCATTGCTCTCCTCCCCATACCGCTCGCGCATCTCGTCAACAAACTCGTCACTCACAAGAGGGCTTTCAACGCAGCTCCAACGCCGCGTCCACCAACTGTCGCTCATCCTGTTCTGCGTCTCATAGAACGTCCCAGTTGACCGCGTAGGGTTTGACAGCAACACAGTCGTCGCATTGTGACCCGACATACTACCAGCAGCAGCCTCAAACACCTTCTCAGGGACACCAGAAGCCTCGTCAACAACCAAAAGCACATTATCCGAGTGTACCCCTGCCAAAGCCTCTGGCGTCTCTGCACGCGACGTTCTGGCCGATATAAACATCTCAGACGGCGCAGCCGCCAACTCAACACGATCACTCTTAACCGTCAGCAAGTCCTGAACAGGCTTCGGCAGCTCACCGATCCATCTTTTCAGTTCTGCGAATAGCGCATCAAACAACTGACCCGACGTCGGGGCAGTCACAACAACCTTATTCGGAAAACGCATCAGCAAATACCACAGCATCGCCCAACTCGCAGACGTTGACTTCCCAGTACCATGCCCAGACCTAATCGAAATCTTCCGCTCGCCAGACGCAATCGCTTCCAAAAATTCTGCCTGATACGCCAGAGGCTCAGCCCCC